GCGCTGATAGCCGTTTCCGGGACAATGACCGCTGCGGCATTAAAGCTGCCGGCGGCATTAGTCGCCCAGGCGGTGGACTGCGCCGGGTACACATAGCCCAGCCCGTTCATGTACAGCAGGTCGTCGATGTTCACGGCCGCGTTACTGGCCCTCGCCGTCATCACGTTGTTGGACCCGGAAGAGGATCCGCCGGAGCCGCCCTGGTTGAACGTTGAATGTGCCATTACGCTGCCTCCTCAAAGCCATGCAGGCGTACGCTGATGGCGTCCGTACTGGCGCGCACCGTCAGGAATTCGCCAGCGGACGCGGCCAGGCCGCTGCGGTCGAAGCCGCCATAGCCGGCCACCTCGCCGGTGTAGATGTGGTCGTCGTCAATCGGCGGGTCATTGGCGCCCAGCCAGATCGAGACAATGGCCGGGCCGTTGACGCGGTTGCTGACGCTGGCGCACAGCGTGGCCACGGCGCCAGCCGATACGGCGTAGTTCAGCTTGGTGGTGGTGTCTCTGGTCAGGGCCTTCTTGGCCAAGAGTCCGTTTTTCAATGGCATGTTTTCTCCTTACAGGGAAGCTAAGAAAGTGCGACGAGCCCGCGCGCCGGCCAAGGCGGCCAGCACATCGGCGGTCGATAAATTGCCCAGGGCGGCGTACTTGGCGTCGGCCTCGGCGGGGGTCAGGTATTGCGGGTGCGGATCCGCTGCAGCGGTATGCCCGCCGATGGCGGCCGTGGTTTCCTCCGCCGTCATGTACTGCGGGTGCGGGTCCGATTCGTTCTTGTGGTCGATGAGGGCCAGGCCGGTTTCCAGGGCGGTCATGTACTGCGGGTGCGGGTCGGCCTTAGCTTCGTGGTCGGCCACGCCCTGGCCCAGCTGGGCGGCGCCCTCGGCGGCCGTCAGATATTGCGGGTGCGGGTCGGCCTTGGCCTCATGGGCCGCGATCTGGTCCAGCACGGTCTGCAGCGTGGCGTAGGCCATCGGATCCACGGCCAGGCTAATGGCGGCAGTGCCATGCTCGAAGGCCACTACCATGCGCAGGATCATGGCCGTGGCGGCGCCGCTGTCCACGGCCGGCTTTTCCACTTCCGGGTAGTTGCCCACGGCCAGCACCGTGCCAGGCGTGCGGCCGCCTTTTACGGCCAGCTCGCGGATCGTATAGCCGCCGCGTTCTTCCGGTACCGCCGCTTCCAGGATGATCCAGTTGGCGTGGACGGCGTGCTGGCGGATAGAGGTGATTTGCACCTCGTCCACCTGGTGGACCAGCGTGGTGCGGCCGTCCGGGATGACCGGGGCGCCGTTGCCGTCGCCAATGGCGATATGCGTAAATGGTACGGTCTGCTGCGCGGCCAGCGCGCCGGCCAGCTCGGCCTCGCCGGCGGGCGTGGGAAGCGAATAGAAGGTCGTCATGGCTTGGGATAGATGGTGATGGTGGTTAAGGTAGTGATGCCGGTGCCCACCACCACCTTCATGCTGGGGCGGGCGATCAGGCGCACGGTGTAGCTGCTGCGCACGGGTTTCACGGCGTCGATCTGGTGGTTGATGGTCTGCACGTAGCTGGTGTCCATGCCGTCGAACACTTCCACGTCCACGCGGAAGGTGTACGGGGCGCCTTCGGGCACGGTCTGCCACCACTCCACCACGTCGGTGGACACGCCCAGGGCGTCCAGGGCGCGCTGCAGGGCGGCCAAGGTGCCGCGCTGGCGATGCACCAGGTAGGCCGAACGGATCACGCCGCGCTTTTGCGCCTCGGTCCAGGTGTTCTCCCAGGGCGTGACGGCCAAGAAGTTGGCCAGGTAGGGCAGCAGGTGCAGCGGGCACGTGTCCGGGTTCAGCAGCTGGCGCAGCGGGATGGCCACGTTGGCGATATCGGCGCAGGCCTCGGCAATGGCTTTCTCCAGCGGCGTGGCGTTCGGTGGCAGCAGGTAGGACATGGTTAGCCCTCGCCCAGCTCGATGGCGGTGCAGTACGGCGCCTGCACGTCCGTGGTGGCGATATCGGCCAGCGGTTCGGCCAGCTGCACGCGCTCCACGCCGGTGATATGCAGCGCGGCCATGATGCCGGACACGGCCACCTCGCGGCCGATCTGGCGGCATTCCTCGGCGTAGGCCTGGACGCGGCGCAGCGCTTCGGCCACCACCAGGGAGCGGTCAGGGCCGGGAAGCATGAACAGCGTGGCGCGAATCGCAAAGGGCACGATGCCAGCGGACTGCAGCAGCACGTGGTCGGTCAGCGGCCGCACCGTGGCCGCGCTCAGGGTCGCCGTCACCTTGTCCTGCAGCGCCTGGCTGGCGGTGCCGTCGCCCTCGCGGGACAGCACCGTGACCAGCACGCGGCCATCCTCTGGGCTCTTGACGGCGATATCCAACACCGCGCCGTCGGCGCCCATGGCGTGCGACTTGTAGGCATCGGCAGGACCGGCGACGGAGAAGCCCAGCGGGGCCAGCTGCGCGCGCTTGCGCAGGTCGGTGTTGCCTTCCTTGACCTCGGCCACGTTGTGGTCAGGATCCGCCGGCGTGACCACCAGGCGTTGCACGCCCAGCAGCGCAACCAGGTTGTCCAGGTCGCCATCCATGGCAAAGGCCAGGAAGTTGGCGCGCGCGGCGTCGTTGACGCGCTGGCGCCACACGATTTCCTCGTAGGAGTTTTCCTGCAGCAGCATGGCCATGGGCTCGGAATCCAGCTCCAGGGCGGCGGTGACATCGGCCACCTGGTCGGCGGGAACCAGGGACAGCAGGCGGGCCTTGCGGCGCGCATAGATCGTTTCAAAGTCAAGTGTCTCCACCACGCCAGGGAATGGCAGCTGGGACAGGTCGATGGGCGTGGCCACGGTCATGCTGGGTTGCTCCTTACTTCAACTGGACCCGAACGGATACCGCGTCCGGGGAAATGGTGGTGGTGCCCTGCACGTCGATGACGACAGAGCCAGGCGCGGCCGGATCCAGGATCAACAGCACGCGGGTCAGGCGCAGGCGGGGCTCGTTTTTCATCAGGCACGTGGCGACGGCCGCGTACAGGCGCACGCACGTGGCCGGGTTCGTCGGCGCGTCCACCAGGTCGGCCAGCTCGGACCCGAACAGGCGGCGGCAAACGCGGGAGAACAGCGGCGTGGTCAGGCACTTGCCGATGGACTGGTTCAAGTGGGCCATGCCAGCGATGGCCCGGCCGGTGGTGGCGTCCATGCCCCTCATAGCGGTTTGCTCACTGGTTTGCCGTCGCCCTGCTCCATGTGGATATGGTTTTTCAGGCTGGTGGATCCGGCCAGCACGTCGCCGCCGGCGTGGACGGTGCCCTGGGCATCAATGCCGCCATCGACGGACAGGTCGCCCGTGCAATGCGTGCTCGAGGCGTCCAGCGTGATGGTGTCGGCTTTCACGGTCGCGCTGTCGGCCTCGATGGTGGCGGTGGCGGTCTTGATCGTCACAGAACCGGGCGAGGAAAGCAGGACGGTGGCGCCGTCCGGCAGGTCGACCACCAGCTCGTGGCTGTCGTGGTCGTACTCGATGCGCGCGGCGTCGGGGAACAGGCGCATGTGGGTGGTCGGCTTGTTGCTCGGTGGCGCGTTGTCGTCGGCGTACAGGCCGCGCAGTACCACGCCTTCGGCCGGGTCGCCGCCTGGGCATACCAGCAGGATCTGCTCGCCTTCTTCCGGCGGTTCCCAGGTCAAGGTTTTGCCGGCGGCCAGCGTCAGCCAGGGCAACCAGTTGGTTTCCAGCTCGCCCGTGGCCACGCGGCACAGCGCTTTGTCGTAATCGACCGCCAGCACGGTGCCCTTGCGCACCAGGTTCAGCAGCAGCCGGAGAGATTCGTTCATATCCATGGCCACGATGGTGCCTCGCGCGCACGTGGAGCGCAGCAAGGCGGCGCTGTGCCCGCAGCCGGTACAGCGGCCGCCTATCGCCCGGTGCTTCGCGCGTGCAGAGAATGTTGGGCGCCGCGTCAGTGTCGGCGCGTCATAACCCGATATGGAATCACCGTGAACACAGAGAGCAACAACGCGCCGGTACCGGCCTATCCCCTCAACCAGCTGCACCAGGTCGATGCCCTGCACCTGGTCAGCAATCTCCCCGACGACTCCCTGGACATGCTGCTGACGGATCCGCCCTACTCGTCCGGCGGCCTGCACGTGGGCGCGCGCACCAAGACCACCAGCAAGAAGTACCTCGTCAGTACATCGCAGTCGCTGTACCAGGACTTCATCAGCGACAACATGGACCAGCGTTCGTGGCAGTTCTGGTGTCATGCCTGGCTGTCGCAAGCGCGGCGGGCCTTGAAGCCTGGCGGCATCGTGGTGTGCTGCATTGACTGGCGCCAGCTGCCGGCGCTGACGGACGTGGTGCAGGCCGCCGGATTCACCCTGCAGGGCGTGGCGGTATGGGATAAAACGCCTGGCCGCTATCGGCCGCGGCGTGGCGGTTTCGCCCAGCAAGCGGAGTTCATCGTGTGGGCCAGCAAGGGCGCGCTGCCCCAGCGTGAGGTGTATTTGCCTGGTGTGTTCCAGGCCCGTCTGGAGATGCCAAAGCAGCACTTGACGGAAAAGCCCCTGGACATGGCCCGCCAGATCGTGCGCCTGGTGCCGCCTGGTGGCGTGGTGTGTGATTTATTCGCCGGGTCCGGCACGTTCCTGGTGGCTGCGAAAGAGGCCGGCCTGGGGTGGATCGGCAGTGAACTGGATGGCCACTACCACCAGCTGGCCAACAAGCGCCTGGCGGCCGTCAAGGCGCCGGCGGCGGGCGAACTGATGGCGGCCTAGCGCGCCAGGTGTTCCAGCAGCTTGTCGCGGATCATGTCGCGTTCTGCCGGCGTGATGCCCAGCAGCTGGCGAACCGGGTATTTGTACTTGGCGCCGCCTGGCGCCACTTCTGATTCCAGGCCTTCCTGGTGGACGCGGGCAATGCGGGCCACTCTGCCCGCCCAGCCGATGCTTAGGCCCTCGGCGTCCACGTCGATGGACATAAGCTTCGCCGTGCGCAGCCTGGCGAACATGGCGCGGCGCTTGATGCGGCCGCCCTTCTCCCTCAATTTCTTCCCCTGTAGCGCCCTGGGCTTGCGCGGCGCAAAGGCGCTACCGTCCGGGTTACGCTGGGCCGCGATGCGCTGCTGCTGACTCTTGCGCAGCGCGCGGGCGATATCGAAAGCGGCCGCGCGCCGTGCTGCAGGGCTCAGACGGGCCAGCAGCGGCCCGGCCCAGCTTTCCAGTGCGTCCAGGTCGTCCATGTCACAGCAGGCCCGTGCGGGTCCATTCCGGGGCTTCCTCGGCCACGTGCTGGATCTGGCGCGCGCCGGCCTGGTCGGTCGTGACGCGCACGTCCTCGGTTAGCGGCAGCTTGATGGACAGGTCAAAGGCGTCATGGTTGACGAT